ATTTCAACTAAATGTAATTTGCCATCCCTTAACATCAACACAAGGCCATACCTGAAAGCAATGTCTTTTATAATATCAATCTGCATAATTTCACCAAACAAGCCTGAAAAACTAATTGCCTGGCCTATTGAGGTAACTAAATACCCGTTCGATATAGTTATTAATTCTTTTTTGAATTCTACATTTGAAAACAAATCCGTTTCTGCATCAATATTATTTTGTGTGAAGATCATATCTAAAAGAGTATGCAAAAAGAAAGAAGGCGCTTGTGTTTCTATCTTCAGAATACTTTCAACCGTTACAGTCGTTTGTCCGACCTCGTCAACTTCAGACTCAAAAGAACCCGCCGTTGCTTCCATTGAGACAATAAAATAATCGCCTTCCTGAATGTCAATAAAACTTTCATTTACTGATTCATCTATTAAAAATGGGTCTGTATCATCACCGCTTTTAGTAACTATGGTCACGCTATCATGTAAACTTACGCCCCTGTATTGTTTCAATAAGCAATCAACAGAACTTCCATTTGCTAAAAATGTTCCTGAAATCATTAAGTCAGGAATATCTATTTCTAAACTTTTAGAATCAACCTGAACAACGAAGAAAGAATTTGCGATTGTGGAAACGCCGCTTGAACTAACAACATCCCTTCCGCCCGCGCCTATCGGCTGTGAAAAAACAGTAAAGGGAATTGATAAATCGCCCGCAATAATACCGATCTGTTTAACACTGAATATTGATTCAATTGAAGTATTCGTTCCTTGACCAAAATCAGCAATTGCATAAATATAACCTTCAATATTATCCAGGCTGTCAGTATAATTTGCCAATGTTATATTATGGTCATAGCTTAAAAAGTCTAAATCGTTTATTTTTGAATCTCCGAGTATGTCTTCAATGTTTTTAAACCCGTCAATAATATTCAACTGAAAACCTTTACCTTTGCTTTTTATCAATGCAAATCCATTCCTGATTAAATAGATATTATCTTCAACGTAATCAGCAGAAATCAATTCATAAGGCTTTCGGCTTGTGTTACCGATCACCCCTAGCATATCAAGCACCTGAATATTATTTGAAGTTGACGGAATGTTAAAAGTATAACTGAATGAAGATTTTATTTTCTCGATTTCAGCAATATCCCCAACCTGAAGCTTTCTTGTTATCGGCTTTTCAAGTAAATCAATTCTATTTCCGTTTAAAAATAAACTATCAGACATATTATAATTTTGCTGTGATTACGTCCGGCATATCAACCGAAAAAACCGCCGTGTTCAATCCTTTTTTATTACTAAAATTTAATGAGCCGTCAATATTGACGTCAATGAAAGTTCCTTCAACGTTTGCAAACCTTGAAGTATAAATTTGAACTAAAGGACTTATCAGAATATCCTTCAGAATATTATATTCATTTGAATCATATTTTGTTTTTAAAGTTAAACTTCTTTCGGCTTCCTTTCCGGTGCTTTTGAAATTGCCCGTTGAGCTTCCTATATTATTAAATTCCGTGTTCGAGATCATATCAATGTTTTTTGCCCTTGTTCGGTCATTGAAATATCTATCAAACAGAAAATGACTGAAGCCACCTGAAGCATTGAACCATTTCAAATACACGCCGGAACATTTCTTTCTTTTGGTTAAAAATACATTTGACTTAAAAACCGCGTCTTCATATATTTCTAATCTGTTTAATCCGGTTATCAATGGAAGAACGTTGTCGGAAGTCCAGTTGTCACCGTTACTTTTATCAACTATCATCCTGAAGGAATCCGTCAATGTTGTTTCCATTGCCGCCGTTTCGTTTCCTGTGTTCAGACTTTTTACAGTCATATCCTTACCCGTTGCAATTCGCTGAATATCCCAATGAAACGGGAATCCTTCAAAGTAAGTCAAGTAATGATTCCATCCGTCTTCAGTAAATGACAGCAATTGAAAAGGATTATCCGGCAATGGTTCGCCAACTTGTTTAACAGCCTTGAAAAATTCATACGTTTCGGAAGTACTTTCTGAATCTATGTCACTGAAAACTTCAATGTCAATGTCTTGTGATAGGTACAAGCCTGAAATACTTTTCCAATATACCGAAGTATCAAAATTTGCATCCTTGAAGCCTGGCGCGTTAAAAATCACTTTCACGGCTTCTTTCAGGTTGAATAAATACTTTCCATTAGCATCAGGATATATCGTAAAAACTTTAGGGAAAGTCAAAAGCGGATAAACAGTAATTTCAGCTTTGTTATTATTCGCCAAATCAGAACTAAATTCAATGAAGCTATCATTGTACGCCGGATAAATGCCGGAAGGTTCTTTTGTTATTGTTATTGCCATGTCTTACGCGTTTTTTTGAAGCACTTCAAACGAAGCCTTCACTTCAGTTATTAATCTATTCACATTCAGTTCTGAAATTCGGTCAATAATAGACAGAACCCTTTCCGGTGTTATTACTTGTTCATAAACACGAAGCCAATTTTCCGGCGCCGTCCCTTGTTCATGAATTTTCTTTGTTATCACATAAGCCAAACCGTTCAATAAGTTCTTTTTTGCCTTTTCCGTTTTCGGCTTTTGTTCTGCAATCACTTTTGCGGCAATCCCTTTCCTTTGAATCCATATTTTTATCTGTTCCAATACGGTTGGATCACCTGGCTTTCCTTTTTTTTTCGTTTTGCCGCGACCAGCAAGATAGACAAAACCTTTTATTGTTGCGCTGTTCTTTGTATAAACCGCTTCAAGTCCTTCTTCGAATTGTCCTGAAACCTTTCTTCCAGATTGTTCATAAACCTTTATTATATCGCTTAGAATAGCGTCAATTTCTTCACGTATTATTTTTTCAGTTTCGGTCATACATCAATACTTACGCGATAAGTCACAAGCACGCCGTCAAGATTCTGGTCAAACATATTAATAACTTCCAGTTCCTTCCATTCTTCAAGCGTTGCTTCGTGTTCACAAATCAAATCTTCTTCAATAATTGCAATCTGACTGTCAAGAATTGGTTTGATATAGTTTGTGTATCTATATTCATAGCTCGTTTCGTCAATGTCGGAAGAATAAAGCAACATGAAATTTCCAGAATAAACAATACTTTCAACCACGCCTGAATCATTCCGCTTTTTACTTCGTTCTGGCGGGTCTAAAAATAAATGCGAAACGTTTTTATTATCAAGTCCGTTGTATAGATTCTGAAAGTCTGTTCTTCCATATTCAAAAACCCAATTTTCAACCGCTGCTAAAGCTTTTAATATTTCATACATGAGCAAATATTTTAATTAGTGAAAAACAAAATGCAACCATTAAGATCATTACAATATAGTACACAAAATAAGTTGCCACAACATTACAAGATTTAAAAAAAGTTTCTAAATATTTCATTTTGTTTTTATTTGGTTCATTTCGTGCTGAATATCAGCTTCAGTTTTCCACTTGACCAGAATTGTAAATATTTCCGAATAGTTCATATTCATATATTTTTTATATAAATGTGGACGCTTGTTTGTTAACTGGTCAAGCGTGTTATATATCCCAAATTTAGACATTCTTTCCGAACCTTGCACTTGTTCCCACTTAAAATCTGAATACGAAGCCGCCAGCCCGTTCTTTTCAGCTTCCACAATTGTCTGTAATTGCTGACGAATAGAAGCCGTAAGCCCAAAGAATTCAATTATAGGCATACGTGATATTTTATCATTAAATCCTAGAATTCTTGGTAAAAATCTTTGCTTTCTCACTCTCTGTACTTTCCTGATAATAAAAACTAAATCAGCATCACTCCCCGAATTAATCATCCTTTTAAACATTTCAACATGCTTCAGCTTCATATTCATTATTTTTCGCTTTGTCGCAAGCGGATTTAAATAACGAAGTACAACGAGATATTCTTCAATTAATTCCGGCGATTGATCTAAGAAGTCAATCATTTTAAAATTTTCTATTGATTTGAGTTTTTCCATTCTTATTTTACAAAGCTAAATGAATTGGCCATTCCTTCGGTGTAATCAAAATATTTCCTCATAAGCATTAAATCACGCCAATCCGGTGAACGACCAATATTTTCTTTTACTATTGCCTTTGTCGTTATCGCTAATTTGTCATTAATATTCGGGTCTTGTTCTATACTTCCTAGTTCTTCAATTATTTCTTCTTTTTCTTCAGTTGAAATTTCGGCTGTAATATTTATTTCATTTCTATTAATCTTTTCCGCCAATCCGAAAGCGCACTGGTTTTGTAGGTTCTTGTATTTTGGAACTTTCAGGCTTGAATTTGTTACTTTTTCCTTGAATGGAGTTGAACCGTTTACAAATCCCTGTATTCCGCAATTATCAACAACGCCGCCCCCGACGCCGTCTTCGTCAGCTACGCAATTATGTTTCGTAATTCCGTGTTTTATCCTCAGTGCAATAATAGCCGCCTGAATTTCCGTCGTCTTAGACTTATCGAAGCTTATCACTTCGACCAAGTCCCAACCATACCAGACGCCTATTCGCGCTTTGTCAGAACCGAACCTGGCAATGTCAGCAGTCAAGTATTTGTCCGAACCTCTTATGATATGGTCGTTTTTAAAAACCGCTGTAATATTATCGTAAGAACATAACGCGTAAGGATTGTCGTCATATTCGAAATTACCATAAATCTGACGTTCAATTGTTACTTTGTCAGCAGTAACCAGCATGTCTTTAATCCATTCTTTCACTGCTGGGTTTGGGTTGTCGCTTGGTAATGCCTGAATAAATTTAATATGACTTTTTTCTTGACCTTTCCGCCACGGTGCATAGTATCTAGTATAGATGTGGTTCTTTTGCGGGTTGAAAGTTTCAAGCTGTTTTCTTTTTAATCCGTACTTTTCATTATTGCGCCAACCGGTACGCTCAAAAAGCTTGTTAACCACCTTTATATTCGTTTCATTGCTTTCATCAATTGCCGACCGTGTTAATTCAAGGCCGCCAAACCGTGTATTTAGTGGGTCGCTTGGTTTTGTCTTCGTGTCAATCAACCATATTTTTGAAAGGTTGTTGAATTTTATGAAATTGTATTTGCTATCATGAATATAATCCTTCTTTGCCTTTAATCCGTAGAATAATAATTGACCGTACAGGGTGACTAGAACCGTTTTAGTCAATGTTGTCAATTCTTTTCGACCTAAACCCCACGCTATATCAGGATAAGCCATACAGTCGAAGATAATCGCAACCGCTTCTATTATTGTTTTTCCGCTTCTTGCGCTGCCCCCGAATCCTAGACTTGTAGTGATATCATCATTCAGTAACTCTAAAGCTCTTATTTGCTTTGAAGTCATATAAAAGTATTCACCTGAAGGATATTCGCCGATAGGAATTTCCGAATATTCGCCACGTTTATAAAGTTCTATGTAAACGTCGAATTCAGCTCTGTTCATTCTCCTGATATTTCCCGAACTACTTTTGCCCTTGCGACTAGTTCAGCCGTAGATAAGGTTCCAAGATCAAAATTCGGGGTCTTTTGTTTGTTGTCAGCTTCGTAGAATCCAATATGTTTGTTAATCATTTCAGCCGCCCTTTCCTTTGAAATAAAGTGCATTTCAATACTTTCTTCAGTCGAAAGAAGATTTCCCTTATTGTCGTAGCATGATCTAGTTTTTACCTTATGCTTAGTGAACGCCCTTCTTATTTCAATTGGAAGTAATTTTATTTCCGCAATTGATAAACCGATTGTTTCAGTAATATCCAATTCAATCCATTGCTTTAACTCTTGAAGAATCCCTTCGTGCGTCATTGAAACAACCTTTGAAACTTCTTCATGTTTGGCTTTGATATATTCTTTCATTTCCGGCAAAGCCTGAATTCTCGAAAAGCCAACTTCCGCCGTTGTGTCCTTGCTAACATTCCCGTAAAATTTTCTATAAGCTTGCGCGCCGTTAAAATTACGCGGCTTTGTTATGAACCATTCATCAATGATTCTTTCATATTTAAGCTTTATATTTGGACTGATTTTTTTCATTACACATTAAACAGATATATTTTCGGTTTTGATTCGTCTTGAATAACATCTAAATGAACCCACGAAGAATCTTTTTCAAGCCTTATTTTAAACGGAAACAAATCTTCATTATTTACAATCCATTGCCGGACTTCTTCAGCACACATTCCTTCAACGTCAAAATCAATTCCTTTGCCTAGAACGTGACCGGACAAATACAATTTTAAACGCTTGAAGTAGCCGCTGAAAATTTGCTGAAGATTAGAACGCAATCCACGTTGTGAAAACCGACCACCCCAAAACCAAGTATTAGCAGTAATCTTTTTGTTTAAATTTGTACGAATAATTAACAACGCCCAAAGAAGCCGGAAGTCTAAAAACTTCCAAGCCGCTTCACCGTACTTTTTAAACGTGTATCTTCCTACAAGTTCATGAATTGCAAAATACTTTCTTATTCCTTTTAATATTTCAGCGTCATTCATTTACTTAACTTTTCCAAATATTACCTTTTGTCTTGACTCCCAAATTTCATCCAGAACAGGCGAAACCAACGGGAAGAACTGCCTGTAATATTTACTATCCGCTACTCTATCCCAAACGAACATATCGCAAAGCGGGTCGCCAGCCGCCAATTTTATTAATTCGGAAGTAATAAAGGCTGAAAACTTATTGACGTCATCAAATGCGTAATATTCGCGGGCGCCTACTTTTTCCAGCTTATCGCTTAAATCACCCGTAAAAACATCATGCTCTAAAAATTCATTGTGAATTTCCGTTGAACTTGCTTTTCCGAGTGAACAAATACCATGATACCAATAAGTCACGGCAACCGTTTTTTGCCAGATCAATCTATTGAACGTTTCATAACCACCGTCAGCAAACTTTGTTATTTTATGGTGAATTGATTCGATAGTATGAAGCAAGTCGTCGGTTTGGTGCATTGTTGAAATCTGCTTATAGTAGAATTCCTTACACGGAGTCAAGGGAAGCGACAAGGCGATTGAAGGCAATTTCACACCGTCCGCGTAAAAGTCTGCCTCGACTAGCTGTTCGTCACCGTGAACGCCGCCTGTATGATCTGTTGCGCCGTCAACCTTATACGTGCATTCACTTTCACCGTCAACCAGTAATTCAATTCCTTGCGCAATCATTATTCCTAAATCATACTTATACAGATACGCTTTATTGATTCTGTATTGTAAGGAATACGCGGCGGGGTCATTCATTTTCACCAATTCAAACCCGACATAATAAGATTCATTCCAGCCATAAGAAACATAAATCATAAACTTGTCACTTCCACCGAATCCGTCAACATCCAATTCATAGAAACACTTGCTTTCCATAGATTGTAATTCCGGCACGTAACCACTTTCAGAAGGTGATATTTCAACGCCACTGTTTACAGCGTCAGCATATAAAAAAGGCGTACTAAATTCGATTAAAGTTCCCGCTGTATGACTAATCTTAACATTCCTTATCTTTCCTTTGAAGGTACTGTCTGGCGAAATATTATAAGCCGCGCCAATATTTTCAATAACTAAATTAGAAGCCGTGAATGACTTTTGAAAAATCCCGTTCCTGTACGATTTAACAACTCCCGCTTCAAAACTCAACTTCAATCTAACCGTCAATCCTGTTATTTTTTCCTGAGCGTTAAACCCGTCCAGCGTCATCCATGTTCCGACTGAATCCCTGACATATAAAAAACCGTTTGTGAAAATTCCTATGTTCGTATTCCCTGTTCCCCGTTCCCCGAACATTCCCATAGATTCAGCGCCCGGAGTTGTAACGCCTAAATTTTCAAGGATGTAGTCAAATTCGATATAATCACCATTAGCCTGTAATGTCACCGCCGCGTCAAAGTCCATTGCTGAACCAACGCCGTTAAAAACAGAATCAAAAGGTCTTATTCCTGTAAGTTGATTTTCTAAATTTTTTCTTATTAATTCCTTTTCACTTAAATATACAGTCCCGCCGGAAACCGCATCGACATTCCCGTCTTCAACGGCTCCAATGGCTAAAGAAGCATCTTTCACGTAAACCGCCCCCGTCCAATGATAATATCCATTATTCGAAGAAGTTGGATCATTCGAAACTTTGTAAGAAACAAGAAGCGTTCCCGACCCTGGCAAGTCTGCCAAAGTCGAATAAACGACAACGCCTGTTACTTGATTTTCTTCAAGGTTCTGAACCTGTGTTTCCAAATCTGAAACATCACCTTCCAGAACGTCAACCCTTCCTTCTAGCTGTTCAATGTCGACCTCAGACAAACTAGCCCAAATTACCGTTAATATTGCCTCAATCGTTTCTTCTTGCGTTGCGTAAAACGTACCATCAATTAAAAATTCACTGAATCCTGTTGAGTTTACAAGTTGCTGCCTTGTGTCGTAAATTGAATAAATCCCAATAGCCGCCGAGCCTTGCGCCAATGGCTGATAAATTCTTGCAAGCTGTATTCCGTCAAGCGTGAAATATTTGTCCGATACCGTATTAATTAAAATCATGTTATTTATTTTTGTTTTTTCTTTCCTTAGTTATTAAATACTGGTCATAAATCTTCATTGATATAAACACAATTGACAATGCCGAAATAACAACTGTTAATATATGATTAAACTGTACTTTTCCAAACCATTCCAGCGTACTAAATCCTATGGCTAATAAGGTCGAACCATAGCCAGCATTATTAAAAGCTACATTTTGCATCATATTTTTCATGGTTTCTTTTTATTCCCAAATTTAGGAATGACCGAACTTAGTAAATGATTTCCAAAATAGAAAATGATTATTGAAATAACAGACCATTCAAAAGCTGAAGTTGCCTGAATTAATATTTCCTTTCCTTCATACCACCCTGAAGCCATACCTACTAATCCGACATTGAAAGCAAGGCAATATTGACCAATTACAAGAATTGCAATTATCCGGCGGCTAATGCTTCTCGGCGTTGATTCGGCGTTCGTGGCCTTCACAAATTCAAGATTCAAGTCAGCGGCTTTTATCGAATACTCGACAATTTCTTCGTTTGTTAATTTCCTTTGGTCAACTCCTTTAAATACACTGTCAATCGTTTCTTGTAAATTTATTTTTCCTTTGAAAATTCCCATTATACTTCTGTTTAAATTTATACTATTTTTCAACCGGAACAAACCCTTCTGGAATTTCCGCTTCCGGCACATACGGAAAAACATCAACAATTTTTGAAACCGAAACAGCCGACACGACGAAAGGTATAATCAAATAATCAAGACTTTCATCAAGTCGCGTCAATGCTTCCTTTATTTCGTCAGCCATTATAAGATAGTAAGAGCGCAACTTCTTTTCCTTTCCGGCTTCTTCGTCAACCGTCACCAAGTTAGCAGTCATTTTGAACCACCATTCACCAGCTTCGAAAGGAAATATTTCAGCAAACTTTGTTTTCTTAATTTCCTGAATTGAAAATACACCGCCTTTGACAATTGATAACATTTCTTTTGTCACTCGCGCTTCAGCGTCGGTATAAGAAACAGCATCGAATAAAAAAGCTTCTGTAACAGATTCTTCTTTTCCGCTTTCAGCTACTTTTACATATTTTACTTTACATTCAAACCACGTTTGGAACATATTGATTGATTTTAAATTTATTCTACGGTGTGACCTTCAGCAATTATAAATATTTCGTTAATGCTTGTCTGATTATCCTGAACTAATACCTGAATATCTTCACCGGGTTCAATTCGAAGCGTAACCCCCATTTTCGACTGTCCCGCAAAAGTTAACCTACCGACAAAGCCGTCTTGTCCTTGTACTGGATTCGTAGCTAAATAAGGCGTCCAATCATACATGATACTGGCAAGATCACCATTCGTTTTAACATTGAAAACATTCCTGTAAATACCGTCTTTCTTTCGCATCACAAGACCACGCGTAAGACCGCCCGCAATATCGCCAAACTTCGACAAATCAACAGGCGCGTCCGTCATGCAAGTGATTATAATTCTTGTAATATCAAACGCGCTTCCGATTGCCTGTTCGGTATTTCGTAGGCCATAAATAACAGGCGTTACACTCCCGTCAACATTCATATTCTTTTCACCTGAAGTCACAAATGAACCAATAGGAAAAGCAAAGTCAAGCGGCGTGTCAACTCCTAATGTATCAACAACCCTTGTTAGTATATTCGCTAAATAAAAACGATTATCAGGAACGCTAAAGATTGACAAATAACCGCCAACCCTCAACCCCGTCGTATCATCGACAGTGATAAACATATCGCCTATCTCAGCCGCTTCAACTAATGTGTCAGCCCCGACTTCTTTGCTGAAATATGCAATTATTAAAGGAGTGTGTTGATCTTGTATGTTTACATCGTTTGAACTCAGTACGCCTATATCTGTAAATAACTGACTCAGTTCATCCCAACTCGTAACGCCCGCCACTTCATCAAAATATCTTGACGAAATCAAATCTTTGTTTTCATAAATGTTATAAAGCGAAAAGACACGCAATGAATCAACTGCAATATTTCCGGCATACCTCACGCCGTAATGTCCTTGTTTATAATCAACGTCATTCATCTGGAAGAATCCAACCGTCGGACTTTCTTCAATCGTAAAACGCTGACCGAAACCAGCAATTGAAATTAAGATAATCGAAATAAATAAAAATAGCTTTTTCATTTTTGTATGTTTTATAGTTTGCTAAATCTTTGAAAATTAAAACTTGTTCCTTGATTCTTATTTTTGCAATAACGGCTGAACAATTCCGGTTCGGTCAGAATGTATTTTTCAATAAACCTAAATTTTATACCCGCGTCAATCTGGTCTTGTTTTGATAGGTCTTTTAATAGGTTTCTGTCAACAGGCGTGCCGTCCTGATAATCCTTCGTTACCATTCCAAACGGCGTATCAACAGCGTTCTTTGAATATACATACCTTGCATGCGTGTAGTCTGCCAGAAGCTTCTTAATTCCTTGATGCTGGAATTCTTCACCGGAACACTCAAATGTTGAACCGTTCATTAAAGGGAGCCATGCAGTTTCGGCGGAATTTTTAAGAACATCGAAATAAAAGTCACCAAGAATATTAACCAAGTCCGACTGTTGGGCTAATCCAATATCTTCGTTAATTTTATCTTCGTCAATTTTCTTTGATATATTTCTGAACGTTGCAAATTCCGCCGGAGTAATTAAATAAGCCATATTGTTTAATATTATACCGTTTCTTCTTCGTCAAATCCGCCAATCATTTCTTTTGCCTTCGTGTCAGTAAATCCATAAATACTTTTCACTACGGCAACGGCGCTTTCTTTTGTAAGCTCACCCGCGTTCACTGACTGAATTAATCCCGCCAAAGCAGTTACACCACCAACAGACCCGCGAAGATTCGCTTGTGCCTTCTTATTCACGTTTTTAGCTTCCTTCAGGTCGTCTTCATCAAGGAAAGGATTCTTTATTACTAAACCTTCCGCAATGGCCTTTTCTTCCTGAAAGTTTTTCATGATTTCAGAAAATGCTTCTTCAAATTGAAGACGGTCTTCTTCGCGACTTTGCCAAAGTTGATTTTGAGCTTCTTCCAGTTTGCCGCCTGAATCACCTAATGAATTCCCGTCAGTCGAATCAACTAATATTTTGTTAACAGAAAAAGCTTTTGTAATATTCTTTTCCGCTTGACCGTCTGAGTATTCAAAAAGCTTGTCATTATAGGTTCCTGATAAGTCGTCAATACTTAACTGCTTTGAAATGTCGTCAGTTGCTTGCGCTGTTTCCAGAAGAAGAACGTCGTTTGAACCTTCAGCGCCGCGCAACTCGTTTAAGTCTTTTTTAAATTCCTTCCTTATGGTGTCGTCTTTAAAAGGCGCAACAGTTAAAATTTTTGTATTCAGGAATCCTTTTTCAGAACCGCGACTTCTGAACGTTTGTGAATTCGATTCGAGTAACGCTTCAGATAATACCGGACTTAAATCAGGTAGAGCATAAATATATGTTTCGTCTTTTTTTATATGAAGGATCTGACCGTTATATTGCGAAATAATATCTTCAATTTTCTTGTCTTTTCCTTTTTCTACTGAATTACGAACTTGACCTTCAATGACTTTTTTGTCTGGATTGTAGCGGTCATAAGCCTGGAAGCTTTTGGCGCTGATTTGTTTAGATTTCGACTTATCCCAATTATCGTAAACAATGTATTTTCCTGAATAGTTCCTATCGTCAGCATTTCCAACCCTCACGTCAGTAGTTGGAACCACAACAATTGATTTGACGTCAAGATTCGCGTCGTAACCTATTTGTAAGAAACAATTGTTTTGCTTTGCATACCAACGCGCCGCAATTCGTAATACTTCATTCAGACTTTGATTCTTACTATTTACAATCACATCGCCGGAAGCACCAAACGAAGCGCCGAAGATAGCCTTTGAAACCCTGTCAGAACAAGTTTTTGAAGTTACTGACATACCGACCAAGGCTTCAATCAATGAAGGAAAAGCGTTGTCTACACCCCAGTTAAAACACTCGTTGCGTTTATTCGGTTTGATATTTAGAATTGAACCTGAAACTTGTTCGAAATATAACTTCATTTTAATTCTTTTATAAAAAAAGGCTTTACCTTACTTTCTTACCAGCAAAATAAAGCCTTATTGAATATACTTCTTTCTTTTTATTTAATCGCAAGAACTTTGTCTACAAAATCAGTTATTGAAGCCGCTTTTATTCCAGGATAGGCTTCACGTAATTCGCCCAATTTGTAAGTCGAAAGAAGTTTCTTTAAAAAATCCGTATTTCCGTTTATGGCTTCAGTCGTTGCTTCAGTAAGTAAACGTTTCTTTTTTTCTTCTTCCGTTTCGGTATTACCACCAGCAGCAAGTTCGGCTTCAATTGCAATACGCGTCTGCCTTTCCTTTTCGGTTTCAATCTTACCTTCGATTAACTTCTTCCAGTTTTTAGGAAATACCGAAAATAATTCAATTCGTTTCGGATTAGTTTTTAAAAACTTCAGCGCTTTTTCATCGGTCATTGTCGAATCACTGATTGTCGTTTTGTCACCTTTCAAGTTCTTATAACTTGCAGCGGGACGCTTAAATTTAAAATTTGCCATTTCGTAAATGTTTTTTAACGTTAAAACCATTTCTATGACACAAGCGGAACAGCCTTTGTTTAATTTTTTACCTTTCTTTTCAAAGTAATCTTTTGCGAGTAGATCAATATTTGCAAGAATTACTTTATCGGTTCCTTTCAGAATGTCAAGAATAGTCATGTATTGATTAAATATTAACTGATATTGTTAAAAATGTTCTGTTTCGCTCGTCTGGCGAAGTCATTATTCCATTATAAAAGCGGAACGACATTTTGAATCATTCCGCTTTTATCTTTATACAGTCGCAAATAAAGAGTCAAACGTTGCTTTACTTGTCGCGTAGTCAGTTTCCAAGAACACGTTGTAAGGATATTGTTCCGTGTCACCTTCTTCGGTTGCAGCCGTGTAAGGAATAGCTCCTGAATTTTCCAAAGTACTGTAAACCATTTCAGAAAGCTTCAAACCACTTTCCCATCCTAAGACCTTGAAAGCTTCAGCGCTTAGAGCGCCTTTATACCTTGTTTCGACAACAATAACGAAACGTCCTTGACTTAATTCGCGCGCCCTTTCAGCGTTTGCCGCTGAAGAATTCGCAATACGAGTAAGGAAGTTGTGCAAAAACCCGTCAACATCTTCCGTCGAGGGCGCAAATGCAGAATTAACACTTGCTAAGTCCTTGAACCATTCAGCCGCAAAGCCGGAAGTTCCTGAAGCTAATACGAGGTCAGATATTGTCGCGCCCGATTCGGTAGAACCAGCCTTATCAATATCATCCCAATTTATAATAACAGCTTTTCCGCCGTCAAGTCCTTTTTTCGACTTGTCTGCACAATCGTAGATCATGTCAGCGGTTATTTTTGGTGCGCAATTATCGCTCATAATTATGTAGTTTTAATAAATACTTCAACATTGCAAATATAACTGAAAGCCGTCGCCGCATAGAAATCATTTGCTTTACTTCTTTGCAGATTGCTCGAAATTCGCTTCCATTCAGTGTGATAATCAACAGTATTTGTTCCAACAAAATCAGCTACAATAATATCATTGATTTGCTTCAATATTCCTATTGTTGCGTTGTCGATAATATCATCAAAAGTAACTGCCTTGTCTGCATCCTCTACGGTTGATTTAAGAACATTCAGTTGATATTCCCTTTTATATTCATAATCGGAAACCTCAATATAAGACGGTGCGCTAAATCCATCAGGAACCAACGCTTCCGGCAAATCAATTTTTATTCCTTTATCTACTACTGCCATTTAACTTTTCTTTTTAAAAGCAAGCCCCGTTTAAAAGGCTTGCTTTAATCAATTAATATAAATCCAATCCAAACTGTTTTAAATTATTCAAGCAAAAACAATCCTGACAACCAATCAATTTTAATAACAAACCCGTCACCGTAAGTGACTTTTACCCTTCTATATGGGTCTGGTTTTGCTGAAGTATCATAATAAACTAGAGTTGTATCGGAAACACTTCCTGTAAAGGTTTGTGTCGAGTCCGTCACCCATGTAGTAAATATATTCTCCCTTCGCTGATAAGCAATTGACACGTCCGCGGGCGTTCCTGAAACACTATCAAGCGCAATTTCCCAACGATTAGTGAAGCTTTCCTTCGTAGAAGACTGACCTTCATTAAATACGGTGTAAGTAAACGTTGTTTTGTTCGCTGATACCGTGTCCGAATCAACAGCTCTGTACTGTTCCAGAACGTCGTTAATTCCTAAAATCGCGTCGTAAGTCGTTTTATTTTGTCCTTGAACAGAAAACAACGTGCTTGCGAGTAATACTAAAATCAAAAATAAACTTTTCATAATTTTGTTTTTATGCTTATTATACTACAAGCGTGAATTCAACAATCTCGAAAGGGAATTTAATTTGTGTTCCTAACTTGTAGGAAACATCAAATTTAACAATCTTGTCGTCTTTAGAATACCACATATCAAACGTTTCTTCTTCGTTTTCCAAGTCAGTACCAACAACAAAACCGCCTTGCGTTCCAATTCTACCAGCAAAGACTCTGTCCGTTCCTGTTAATCCATCCAACGCAATTGCTTTTACATTCGTGCCTGGAATAAAGATTTCCATATTTGCCGCCGCCCCGTCATAATGAAACAGATTTGCAGCAACTAAAGCTTGCGTATAAAGCCTGAAGTCGTCATATCCTAACAATACAGCAACATCACCCTTGCTGATTAACTTGGAAGGAATGGCCGCTTCTATTGCGTTAATGATTTTAATAATATTGGCTGAAGTTTTGGTTGTTTCATTGCCTGTATTACCATCAATGACCGCGCCTTCAGCGTCAATTATCTTAATAAGTCCGTCAAACCTTTTCAAGTTTACGGTTGCCGAATCCGTGTCGCCTTGCCAAATAGCAACTTCATTCACTTCTGAAATTTTGGCTGTCTTCATTTCAGTGTATTCCTTTTCAAATGGAATAGCATCTTCTTTTGAACCAGCCTTCAGCATGTGTTGCGTATATTTCGCGTTCAATTCCTTTGGACATAAATCTTCTTCAACCTTAATAGCCCCGACAGTTAAAGTTCTTTTTGCCAAAGTAGTCGTTCCGCTTGCGGTACGACCACAAGCGTCAACCTGAAGCACAACGTCAGTATCAAGCGTGTGAATGTCACCCGCGCTTTTATAACCCGTTTGTAAGTCAAGAATTTGCGCTGACTTTGGGTCTGCAATAACTTTCCCAATAAGACCCGGTCTGGTCTCATCTACATAATCCGTTAATCCTGTTAAATCAAAACTCATATTAGTCTAATTTTAAATTATTTTTTATTCAATTCTTCCCTGGCTGCCATAATTTCAATAGCCTTGTTGCTGTCTTTTTTCTTGAACACTGGAACAGCTCTTGCTTCCGCTTTAAATTCCTTGCTTCCAATCTTCGCTTTTAAAGAAGTAATTTCATTTTCCTTTTTCAATAGTGCAGCATCATGTTCAGCTTTGATTTCGGCTTTTATCTTTACAGACATTTTACCTTTTAAGTCTTCAAAGCTTGCTTCTGTTTCTGTTTCAACAACCTGTTCTTCCGAACCAGCAGCCTTCACGCTAACAATTACACCAGCCGCATCCGTAACAACAGAGCGCCCGTCACCAAGCTTCCATTCACCAGCAGACGCCGCGTAAGGTTCGCCGCCGTTCTCTGTATCCCACGGCTCCAACATTAGCGTTTCGCCCATTTCAAAAGAAGTACTTGAAGCCTGTACTGACCAAGTAACAACTTCTTTTATTTCTTCAGCTTTCACTTCAGTTTTTTCAGCGTCGGTGTCAGTTTCTTCAGTTTCTTCTTCCTTTGGTATAATTTCAGTTACAGCACCGCCAACAAACACAAGCGTTGAATCTTCCAGTGAAGGCATAATATAAGAACCGTCCTTGATTGCCGCGCCGTCAATCGTTGCTTTATCTCCCACTACTGGCGTTCCGTCACTTTCAAGGTCAGTGAATACAATATCAGTTGCGTTTGAATCCTGAAGCGTCAGTTCAGAAACAACTTCGTTTAAATACGCCGTAATGTCGTCACGTAGTTTTTTAAAGAATCCTTTCTCTTTTGTCATTTTGTCAATATTTGTTTTTTCAATATTCAATTCAGCCACTATTTCAGCCACCTTTTCAACCTCAGTTGCAAAACCAAGTTCAACAGCATTTTCGCCAGACACGAAAGTTTCATTGTCAAGTAAATTCCTTACCGTTGATTCATCTATATCTAGATGTTCAGAATAAAATTCAATGAATTCGTCTTCAATAACGCGAAGTTCAGCGGCTATTTCTTCAAGTTCTTCAGCAGTCCCTTCAGTTTTGGCGCGCGCAAAGTGAATCATTAAAGCGTTATCAACGTCTTCAACTATCCTTGTGCTTCCGGCTGCAAATATTTTAGCAGCGATTGAATAAGCTTTTCCTGTTTTTGTTGTTACTGGAATTTCAGCGTCAAGATTCTTTATATAATCATAAACAGCTTCACCTTCGTTTTTGTTTCCGCCGTTCGAATTTACTTCAACAGTTATTTCCGTCGGGTCTTCAAATGACTTGTATTGACGAATAACATCAAGCAAAGTTTCGCCTTTTGTAATCCTTCCAGATATATAGATTTTTGCTTCAGTCATTTATTCAGCAATTGAAATGTCCAGAAAATATTCCTTTCCTTCTTCAAAGAAATTTGAAGCTTGCGTTTCGTAACTAATATCAAGGTTTAAATTTCCGCTTGGAGTGTATTTTGAAAACGATTTATTTTCTTCACTTCCTTCAACAACCGCCATAAATGAAACATTTTTCATTTCGTGAATTGGCTGGTCTTCTACCTTGATACATAAAAATTTTGTTCTTACATTACTCATAATTTCATACCTCGTTAACGGTTTTTCATCGCTTCAGTAGTTGCAAATATAGGACTAATATATAATTAATTGACATATCAAAACATTTTCTTACTTATTATTTTCATGTTAGATTTGCTTTTGTCACTAGAAAGGTTTTACTTTGTTTTACTTTGTTTTACCGTTCAAATTGTAAACTTCTACAAATCAGATATTTATATTTTAACGAGTAAATTTTATTATTAATCAGGTTTATTTGAATCTTTTTTATGCTGGTTTAAATTCAAACCTTTACAAAACTTAGCAGCTAATGACACAAATAAAAAGGAATTGCGACGAATGCAAAAAGGAATATTCCGCAGACAGCCGAAACACAAAACGCGGATGGGGTTTATGTTGCTCTAAAAGTTGCGCGGCAAAGAAACGCGAGAAAAGCAAACCAGGCTACGACCCCTCCCGCGTCGCTGCAAACAATACCAAAAGAGCAATTATGAAAGAAGAAGCTTATGAACGTGGCGCAAATAGATTCGCAAAGAAACGCGGATTCCCTTCGTATAAAGATATGCAAGAAAGCGAAGGAATGAACGACGAAATGAGCGTCTCCCTTTCTATTTGCGATATTTGCGAATTAAGAGCCGACTATTGTAGGTGCGGCGGCGATGGATTATATGACTAACACTTTTATTTTATTATCATGACAGAAGAAAAGCAAAAATCTGAGTTTGTAGTTTTTAAAAAATGGTTTACTTTCCGCACTTGTTCAAAATGTGCCGGAACTGGACGCGAGGAAACACCGCTTCGACATTTAACATTTGTCAAGGATTGTCCTGCCTGTTTTGGTACAGGACAATTAACATTTGCAACAACAGAAGAAGTGCCGCTTGCTGAAGCGTTGTCTGAACTTCCTGGCATTACTATTTATAAAGACACAATAATAAATGTGAAAGCACCTTTAGGAAAATTCGACTTGGATAATCAATCAACTATTTAATCAATCACTTTATAAATTCAATTATGACAAATTTTGACGTAGTTAAAAAACTAATTGGCGAAGTCCGCCCCGTTGGTGAATCCAACGAAGACGAAAGTAGACTTAAGAACCTTGGAGTCTTATGTGAATTGTTCGACCAGATTCATACTGAAATTGATTCAATTGCTTATGACTTTGAAGCCTCTCATGAAGCTTCTATAAAAAAAGCTTGCGAACTTGCAAACAAACAATTGAACAAGTTTTCTGACCCTGAAGGAAACGCCGCTTATCTTTTTGAAGTTCTTTCAAGTCTCAGGCATAATAATGTAGAATTTGGGCTTGATTCACAAAGTAGACGAATATTGCGCCTTGACTCTAAGGAATGGGATTCAATCAATAAAGCCTTGTCTCATGCCAGAAAATAAAGAAGTACACTTTTGAATTAAGAAGGAAACATTCACTTTTCGACTTTGTTCTAAATGCTCAGGACGCGGAAAGAAAGCAAGGAAAAGGGGTGGTCATGTATTTACAGACCCTTGTGTAACTTGTCGCGGAACCGGAAAAGAAAAGACTATTCATTCAACTGAAGTTTCACTTATGGAAGCTTTGAAGGAATTAAACCTTATTAAATAATCAATCATGCCAAAAAATAAATACTATTACCGTGTCATTTCGGGAATTGAAAGTTCACTAAACAACCAACTTGAAAGACATCTTTCTGAAGGTTGGGAAATAGCCGGACAAGCTTCAGCGCATTACCACGGAACACCAACGAACGCGGCCTATATCTATTTACCAATTCGTAAAAAGATTTAACTATGTCAAAAAACAATATCATCAACGTCAAGACTGAACAGGAAGTTAAGGTCAACTTCAGCAAGGCTTGTGAAGACAATTTCACAACTCCAAGCAATGAATTGTATAAATTCATTCGTCAGTATATTAAACGCAATCAAAGCAAAGCTATTCCATTAAACCAGTTAAGGAAATGAAAATCAAACCTACAAGGATTTGCGCCCGTAAAGGATGCGCAACCGAATTCAAACTTTATAAATCAACTGATAAACATTGTTCCGGTGAATGTTTTTGGCTAGACCAGAACGACAAACCAAAAGAAAATAAGATTCAAGCGCCGATTCGACAACACTCGGAAAAAAGGAAGTCTGAATCACATCTTTATTCCAAAAAGCGCAAGACCTTTCTTCTGAAGCCTGAAAACAAATACTGTCCAGTCGCAAGCCATATCTTCAATCAGGTTCAGCTTTGTGCTGAAGTACACCATAAAGCCGGACGCAAAGGAAAGCTTTTAAATTATGTTCCCTTATGGCTTGCAGTTTGCCGCGATGGACACAACTGGATTCACGACAATCCGAAAGAAGCTTATCAACTTGGTTTTCTTATTCGTTCGACAACTGTCAATCTTTAGTTTAATTTTATACTGTTTTTGTTTGGTAATTCAATTTATTAGTTTAATTTTGTACTAATCAATTAATAATTTAATCATGAAAACTTATCAAATTTTCCTACACGACTGCATTTCAAAAAAAGTTGAAAAAATCGAAAACCTTAAAGGCGAAGAACAGGAACTAAAAGAACGCCTTCTTGAATTACAGAAAGGATATTGCGAAGACGAAAAACCTTCGCACATTGAAAAGAAAGTAACGAGCCAGGGAATGCTATTAAACGTTTGCTTTGCAACTTCATATTCAGATTTCTCCTACGGCGCTGTACTATCAGTAATAAAATAAATCAACAGCCGGAAGCGATTAAGCTTTCGGCCTTTACATTCTCAATTATGCGTTATTCATTAAGAAATCAAAACAAAATCAAGAACGCCTTTGGTGACAAATTTCTTCGAAGGCTAACAGCTTCCCTTGAATCAACTTTTGAAGATTGCACCATTGAAGAACTTGACGTTCAAGAAAACATTCAGCCTTACCCTATCTTATGCGTTCACGACGCCAGCCATATCGCCGGAATGATTCTTTTCTATGTCGTCAGCAAAACGCTTGACGTTTACAATTTAGCTTTTAAAGAAACCATTAATTAAATATCATGAAAACACTTTCAGAAATGTCAACTGGTCATCTAATCATCGAAGCAATTATTTTGTTTGTGGTTATCATTGCGGCTTTTTACATATTGTATTCATTCTTTTGTATATCTAATTGGTTTAATCAAACCAAGACTGGCCGGATAGAATCAGAACTTCACGCCCGCGACAGATACGCAGCCACCGAAAGACTAATGAACGAAATCAATGCTGGAAAATGCAATCATTCACGAACTTATATTAAAGTCAGATTTGGACATTCGTTAATAAAATGCTGCGATTGCAGAAAGATAATTTCAATATAATAAAATTCAATCAAATGAGAAAAGGAACCTATTTTACAAAGAAAGAACTTGAAATGTTCAACAGCCAAACGCCTATTTTTAGTGGGCAGCAAATGAAAATTATCAACCGGAAAACGCCGGAATCAGAAGTTGAAATCAAAGCGGACAAGAACGGCTTCAAATACAAGTCAGTAAAAGCCGCTTACATGAAAGCTTTATTAATGTTAGTCACTGGCGGCAATTTCAGTTTTGAGATTAAAGAACAAATCTTTTTATCTTCCGCTAAAGAAATAAAAGTAACGGGAACACTGACTATTTTTTCTAACGGCAAAGCATTTATTCGAGAACAGAACGGAAAGGCAGAATCTAATATACCAGAAGCCAACGCCTTTAAAGCGGCAACAAGCGATTGTGAAAAAAAATGTATGTCTGAATTTGGTTTCTGTTGGGACATTTACGGACAAGAACACGCCGAAAAGAAAAAGGAAGAACAGCCGGAACCAGACCACAAAGAAAAAAAGAAGCTCGAGAAACTTGAACACTTCCTAAATGAAGCCGTCAGCATTGAAGAAATTACGCATAACTATAATATTCATTTGAAGTCTTCGCCAGAATCAGAACATTCAAAAGCAATCCTGAAAAAACACATGGAACGTCTTGGATTTACTGAAGCTTAACGACTTGTAAACGGAGTTTGAAATTAAAGAAGTAATTTAAAAATAAGAATTATGTACAAAGAAGTAAAGGTGATAAATGTCACAGACGAAGATGATTTTACGAAGAAAGTAAACGAATTGCTAGATTTGGGATGGTGTATATTAAGCACTGATATTGGATTTGTAAATGATAGCCGATATGACTATTGCAGTTCACATCTAGCAATTATGGCGCTGCCAAAATAATTCTTGTTTTTAAATGACGAGAGTTAATTTAAAACTTAGAGGGAGCAATTAAGCACCGCTCCAAATTCGGTTTACACATTGTTCAATGTCGTTAATGTAACGGTAAAGCACTGAAGCCCTCTAAGGTTGCACGGGCGTTCAATCTCATGGTATTTCGAGAATGTCGGAATCTGTTTTTTAAATTTCTTATTTAAAAATAGCGACATGTAGAAATGAACTGCACGGAGTTCTTACGCAGTGGAGTTAATGAGATTGAACGGTGCCGTGTAAACGGAGTTTATATTTTACGAAGAGATTTTTATTCTTAAAGCGAAGCGTGGGATTCTTAAAATCCTTAAATATTTTGAAAAAATATACTTATGAATATACTAGAATTATTTGCAGGATCAAGAAGTTTAGGAAACGAAGCTGACAAGCTAGGTCATAACGTTTTCTCGGTAGATTGGACTAAATATAATAAGATCGATCTTGCGATTGATATTGAGTATTTAACAAAAGAACAAATACCATTTATTCCTGATGCTGTATGGGCAAGCCCTGATTGTACTACTTATAGTATTGCTGCTTGTAGTACTCACAGAACTAATACCAAGGATCCTAAAAGTGAGTATGCTATCAAATGTGATCGAGTTAATCAACATTGGATTGCATTGATAAAGGAATGGATTGGCATCAATCCGAATATGGTTTTCTTTATTGAGAATCCACGGGGAATGTTAAGACACATGGAATGGATGCAAGAGTTTAAAAGACATACTATCTGGTATTGCCAGTATGGAGATGATCGAGCAAAGCCGACTGATATTTGGACAAATAGTAATAATTGGCAACCACGCCCAATGTGCAAGAATTACAAATATGATACACAAGGGAATATTATTAACAGGCACTGCCACCACGAAAGTGCAAGGCGCGGAGCTAAAACAGGAACACAGGGTAAGAAAGGAAGTTATAGTAGAAGTAAGATTCCAAGTGAGTTGTGTATTGAAATCCTAAATACTTTTGAAAAAAGTATAGCGCGAGGGGGCTTTAAGAATAAAAATATCGGGAGTAAAATGTAAAGTTGAAGGGAACCAGTTGTGCTGCCGCTAAATTCGGTTTACACTGTGTTAGATTCAGTTGACTCACGAGCATAGTGCTGCTACCCTTCAAGGTTACACGGCACCGTTAGATTCAATGGTATTTCGGGAATGTCAGAATCTGAAATTATTTCGTGTAATTTTAGTGACATGGAGAAATAGACGAACCCTTCAGTGAGTCAATTGAATCTAACGTTCGACCTGTATGTGATGAAAAAACGAAGGGATTAAAACTTCTTGTTTTAAAGACCGAAAGTTTTGTAAGCACATTTGGATTTGCCACTCAAATTGTGCTGCTGTACTTCGTTTATTTGGCATATTACAGAGTGTTATGCTTAGCCTCGACCGACGGGCAAATACAAGGGTCGAACGTTATGGCTTAATCGATTTTTGTAGGGAATTTTTAAACTTTTTAAATTATGAAAATAGAATTTATTACAACAGGAGAGAAGATCGAGAAAGTTAATTATTTGCTGTCATTGGCAATTGATGCTGCCAGAGATAATGAACTATTTAGGCAGGATGCCGGATTGTCATTATCGGACTTATCTAAGATGGAATCGTTTAGAAAACAGATGTTGAGAGGGTATTTTAAAAAGTTTAAAAGTGGAAACAAAAACGCACGACGGTAGGAGGGCGAGATTAAGCCATAACTTGTTTATATATTCACTTTTACTTCCTATTCATGAACTCATTCACAGTCACATATACGGTTAAATTTGAACTTTCAACAAATACGGAATACGTTTGGAATCAATTCAATGAATGTTTTAATTTAAAGACTGGAAGAAGGATAAGGCAAACACCAAAAAACGGAATGATAGGATATTGTATTAATGGAAAATTCAAAAGCCTGAAGTCATTACGGCCTTTATTGCAGAAGCCGAATAAAAAAGAAATTCTTCCGTTTTAAAAACAAACTAAGTTGGTTTAATTTTTTACCGTGTTCGCTTGTTTTTTAATTTATTTAGTTTAATTTTGTACTAATCAATTAATAATTCAACTAATGATTTCACAAATTAACATCTTCTTCAGTTCTGAAATAGTTCTTACCGGACTGCATGAATTTTCAATCAAGAACAATATTTTGACCGTACAGGACAGCCGCGTTCATTACTGGAAGTATTCAGGAATGGTTTTAAAAGTTGTAATTGGTGACGGCGAAGAAAAGACAATCAGGTACGGAACCTACATTGACGGAAGAACTGACGGAATAGAATCTAATTTTCAATTAATATAAAAAATCAATTTATCATGAAAAACAAAATCAAAGAAGTTCAGGATTATCTTAAAGGCAAAATTTTAACTGGCGATTTTAAAACGTTATCATCCGCCGACAATGTTGTTGATATTATTATTGACGGCGAATTTAAGTTTTCATTGTGGGTGAATGAAGGATACAGCTTTGAACAATGGACTACACGTAATAACGCTATGTATTTAGGCGTGTTCACACTTGCAGAACAAGAACAAGGCTTTGCGATCTTTAGCCCCATCAAAATAGCAGCGGAAACGGAACGACTAATGACAATCGAGCTTGACAAATTCAATGAACTAAAAACGAAGCTTGAAGCGGCTGGCGTTATCAACCAAGCGGAAACGGAAAAAGAATCTTAAAATATTTATAATTCAATTCAAGCGGCTACCTTAACAGAAGCCGCTTTTGTTGGTATTAATCAATAATAAAATCATAATGAAAAATTACAAAACACCAGTTGAAGCAATCTTCTTTCGTAGTTCGAAAATCGGTTTGCTTCCAAACGGCTTAATTCGTGCCGGACTTCCAGAAGGACAACGCGCCGAAATGGAAAAACTTGAAGCCACTAATAAAACTTTCGTGGGACTTTCAGAGAAGCAACAAAACGACCTTGACGGCTGGGACGCGAAAGTTGAAGCAAAAGGAATCCTTACGCCGAAACAAATGGAAAACCGCGACGAATACAGAAGCCGTTTAACGCGATTGCGTGAACTTTCGCCGACACAAGACACAAGGCTTCAGGATTTAAAAGAACGTAGCACTAGACCGCCGCAATTAAGCAAGGGCGCAAAGACTTACATCAAGGAAGTATGGCTGAAAAATGAAAAAGGCTTTGAAGAGGAAATCACTGACAAAAAACTTCGCAAGGGAATACAAGGCGAAGAAGACGCAATCAATTTAATTTCATTTGTTGACGGTATAATGTACGTCAAGAATGAAGAACGTAAGCACGACCACCATATTACAGGCGAATGTGACGTTGTAACCGATTTTAAAGACCTTGAATTTGAAGGAACTTTCTTTGATAGCGTAAAAGTCATAGATGATACAAAATGTTCCTGGAATCCGCGAACATTCATGAACGCAACCCTTACGACAGACTACGAATGGCAGGGACGCGCTTATCTTTATTTATATGATGCTGATATTTTCCGTTTGCGCCATTGCCTTGTTGATTGTCCGCCGGACGTTTACCAAGATGAATTCAAAAAGTTTTGTTGGAATCATAATGTACTTGACCCTGAATTTCCAGAGTATAAAGAAGTAATTGAACAATTCAAAAGAAATTATCTTTATGAACATTCAGGACTTTATACCCGCGAAGAACGTGTTAAAACTTTTAACGTTGTGCGTGACTATGATCTTGAAGAAGTTCTTCTTCTTTCCGTTGAACTTGCGGTTGAATATTACAAGACAATCACTTTGAACATGATTGAATCATGAATCATAAAATAACCCTGAAGGAAATTAAAGACTTCCTTCAGGATAATTCAAACGTTCCTGATATTGGAATAAAAGACAGCACTCGTTTATTTTCCGATTTAAGGAAATCTTATTGTGCGCTTGCGAGTGCGTTTACAACTTTCTCACTTGATAAGATAGGCACTACTTTAAGACCTGACTTTAGGCATGACGCCGTTCTATATAACATTGATAAATTCAATCAAGTATATCCAACTGGAACGCTTGAATGTGAAGAGTTGCACAACAAGGCTTTCCGTCATTTCTCAGAAATAAACGGTTCGTTTCCGCTGACTACATCAAACGTTGAACAAATTAAAAAGTCATATAACATTGCAATGAACAAAGCTATTCATAAGTTTTTTATTGCAGTCGAAAAGCGTGACGCAAAAATTGAATCATTGACCGCCGAAAACAAAAAGCTTAAATATAAAATTTCAGTATTCAATAAAACTATTTTTGGTAGAATCTAAATATTTGTTTAATTTTAAACCTTAATCTTTAATAAATTCCAATTATGAGCAAAACAACGCAACCAACAATTCAACAACTTGAAGCAACTAATAAAGTTTACAAGCTTCGACAAGACCCTTCAACCGGAAACGACGACAAGCTTTCAAAGTTGCTTAATATTTCAAAGGTGACAATGTACACGCGATTAAAAAGAAGTAACTGGACAAATCCTGAAATATTATTCATTGAATATCTTTCAAATCTAAAAGTCAAGGCGCTTGTTGATTCTTTGAATATCCTGAAGCGCTAAAATGTTCCGCACCAGCGAAGCGAAGAAGAAAGCCGGAAGTTTTTGTTGTGCTTATAATTGCAGTAATAAACCTTCCGACAAAAAAGGCGGACTTTGCCATAAACACTTTGCAAGGAAACGCCGCGAAGAAGACCCAGTTGGCGCGCGCTTTACTCAATTTAGAATAAATGCAAAAAATAGAAATAAACATTTCGACATTACGCTTCAGCAATTCCGCGACTTTTGCAAGAAAACCGGATATTGTATTGAGAAAGGAAAGCGCGGACAAAACGCAACCATAGACCGAAAGATTAATTCAATCGGTTATACTATTGAGAACATTCAACTATTAACAAACAAACAGAACGCTTCTAAAGGAACTTCTGATTGTCCATTTTAAATTAAAATTCAATCAAATGAAAACAAAACTTTACAAAATTGAATGCGATGCAGAATTTTATTGGTGCGCTTCTATATTAAGCGAAAAACAAGTGAAGACTGTATTCCTTGACGAATCCGGCGAAGATTCTATTGACGAAATAAATGAAATTACCTCTGACAAATGGAATGAATTAAAGTTCAACATGGACGAATACGAAGATAATGGCGATCAAGTTATTATGACTGCAAAAGAACTTGTCTCTGAGACTATGAATGAAGATTACCCTTTCGAAATAATTGGTTCAACAAACTATTAAATAATTATCATGAAAAAGCTACAATTACCCGAAAGCCAAATTCAGGAAGTTCTTTATGAATTAATCAATCGGCTTTCAATTGACCGAAAAACAATGATGCTGTCTTCAGGCGTCTGGAACCTGACAGCAAGAATCGCAGACCTAAGAAGGAAAGGCGTTCTTGTTAATTCAAATCCGCTTGTTGGCGTGAATAAGTACGGAAGGCAAATTGATTTTGTAAATTATAGTATTTCGGATAAGAAAAGCGCTGTTATTATTTACGAAAGAATGAAAGACAATCAGCGGAAAAAGGTTTGTTCAAATCCGTTCTATGATTTTGGAGACTGCGAAGTTCAGGATAAACAAGGCTGTCTTTCTTGTGAATGGTTTCAAAATCGCTAACAATGAAAGATTCATTAAAGCATCACCTAAAGTCAGTTATTATAGTTGCTATTCTTGACCTTATTGACAGCGATAACAGCGACAAAAAGAAGGAAGTAATTGAAAAGCTTTCTGAATATGCAAAGGAATTTAAAATTCCGTTACGCCGCAAAGCAACTGTTTCGAATGTAAAGAAACATTTACGGGAATTCATTTTGAACCGTGAAGGCTATATTGTGACAATTCCAAATCTGTTTAATTCCTTGACAAATATATGATTAAAAACAAGCCATTTATTGACAGCGTGATTCAAGGAAGAAACGAGAAGAACGACCCACCGCAAGAAGTCGCAACCAGAAACAAAGCTTCACCTATTGCCGTTTGGTGTAAATTTATACCATTCTCTAATGAATCATTTAATAATATTTTTAAATTACCAATTGACGGCGTGAAAATTAAGTTCAGATATGTAACAGTAATTTTCAACGGACGTCACAAAAGCAAATAAAATGATTATAAGAAACTACAAGCTAGGAAAACACATTGTTCCGGTATTGGTTGAACTTGGAACAGGCGACATTGAAGTAATCAATCACCACGATCCAAAAGACAGGACAGTAATGGTTTCATTCACACAAGGCACGAAGAATACAATCGGAGTTGAAACGATTTTCAAAGAAGGAACAACTTCTGATTCACTTGAAGAAATACCCGTTGTCTTGAAATTTTCACATCCAGATTCAATTGATTCATTAATACATCAATTGCAATCATCCAAATCAATATTAATCAATTTAAAAAAGTAAAAATGAATTTCAAAGAACGAAACAAACTGTACAAAAGGACTTTTTTAAAACACGGATTTGATTCAAGAGTTTTCACGCTTCAACAGGAAGCAATAAACCTATCATCAAAGGCCGGACACCTTGCACTTGATATGTCACCGGAAAATTTCAACAAGTTTGCTGAAACAATCGCCGGAATCGAAACAACGATTGAAATTATAAAGATTTCAGTCCCTTCACTTCCTGGGATGATTGCTGATATTAAATACCAGAAGCTTCAGAACCTTAAAGATTTCACTGACAAAAAAGAAGCTAAAGAACTCACGGACAAAATGAAAAGCAAAAACGGCTCGCCTATTATTCATAAAGTATTGACCAAAGAGGAAACCCTGAAGAAAGCAGAAATTGAACTTAAATCAGCCAACGAGAACGAAGCAATTAACAATTTTAGAAAGTCGCTTCCAAAAGAAACGAAAGCACTTAAAGCCTTTTATAAATATTGTATTAAGTCATACAAAGAATTAAGATTGTTTTTCAAATAACATTCAATCAAATACAACAAAAGCCGTTAAAATTGATTTAACGGCTTTTTTCATCCAAAGCATACAAACACACTAAACAAACAACCTTCTTTTAAATATACCTATTCATTTCTATCCACAAACGATTTAGGCCGTTGCCAAATTTTCAACAACTTCCACACCTGAATTAACTGTATTGATTTCTTCAACGCTTACAACCGGATTCGGAAGGCTTTCATTTGCTTGTGCTACCTTCAAGGCTAGTAAGTCATAATCAATCAAAGGACTTGAAGGAACGCCTGAAGCCGAACCGAGAAAGTCACCCGCTGCAAATTTCTTTCCGCCGCCCGCAACATTGATTGCAGACAATAACGGCGCAAACATTGACGTTGATTTCTTATTGATTAATGATTCGCCGTCTTCAGCTTCAAAACCTAATCTACCACCCAGCGCAAAAGGAATTCCGCCGCGCGAATGGCTTTTACCTTTCAATATATCACCTTTTGAAAACTTTATTCCTGAAGTCTTCGCTATTTGAGCCGCGCCGGATGCAACAATAATCCCGCCTTGAATATTTGCGTTTAATGCCAATGGTAAAGTCAAAGGATTTGAAGCAAAAACCGCCGCTTGTGCAAAAGCTTTTCCGGCGTTGATTGCCGTTGTATTGGCAATTTCAGCAATTGCAAAAGCCTTTCCTATTAATGAACTTTCAGAAAATAAACCTTTGACCCCGTTTAATATTTGTTGGTTTTGTTCTTGTTTGAAAAGCGTTAAATCTGACTGAAGCTTTCTTTCGGCAATATCAAACTTTTTATTTATCAGAACTTTGTCCGCGCCCGTCTTCTTTGCGTTTTCTAATTCCGCCGCCCTATTTTTATCAAGCCACTTTTGATTTAATTCAAATTCGCTTGCGCCTTCTAACTCTAATAATTCAAGTCTGTTTTCAGCGTCAATCAGTTTTCTTTCCTTTTCAAGTTCCGCCGCTTC